TGACGGCAAACCATCTGAAGCTATTAAAGAAATATTGACAAATTTTTTAAAAACTGAAAAAAATATAACTGACATTGAAGAGTCAACTGTGTGTGGATCAATACCTGCACAAAAGAAACCATTTTATGCTATGAATTGGTTATCTACACGATGTGCGCCTGTCGATAAGAAACCAGGAGCAACAGCAGGATTTTTCTTTTACGAAACCTCTGAGGGATATCATTTCAAATCAATCGATTCTTTATTGGGTCAGGAAAAGAAAAAGTCTATCATATATAATGAGACTCCTGATAATAGAGGTCAAAATATTCCAGAAGGGTATGATGTAAAAGCATTATCATACTCCAAAGATAACAGAATAGATGTCCAGAAAAAATTAGAGATGGGATTTCAATCAACACGAATTATTTCGTTTGATCCTGGACCCAACATGAAGTATGAAGTCTTGAATCCAAAGGCGGTTGGTGATGATGGAACAGAAGAATCTTTGACAAAGGCAGGAAAAGAGTTGCCTAAAATGAGTGATGAGATTAGTTCGGGTAAATTAAAATTCTCAAGAACAACATATTGTATTCTGGATACTGGAACCTTACCTGCAGGTAGTACCAAGCAGCAAATCGAAAAGTCAGGGGATGAAAACTTTAAGGTAGGTGAAATTAAAAATCAGGCAATTATGCGCTATAATCAACTGTACGCTTCTAAGGTTGAGGTCACTATAGCAGGAGATTTTTCACTACATGCAGGAGATGCGGTCTATTTTGATGCACCCTCATCTCAAAAGGATACAAAGAATGATGATGTTGACCGTCAAGTTGGTGGACTATATATTATATCATCATTATGTCATTTAGTTAACTCTCAAGGGACATATACTAAACTGAATCTAGTAAGAGATTCTTTTGGAAGAACAGGGAAAGCACCGCAAACTGGCAAACCAGCCACCGAAACAAAAGTTCCTGGTACGCAACCCTCATACCAAAGAACGGTATCAAGTGCATCATACGATACTACAACTACTTTTTAATTACAATTATGGAAAAAAATATCGAGACTCATATCGAAAACGATATGAAAATTCTTGAAGATCCAACTATTTCTCCACAAATGCGCCGTCACACTGCAGACGAGTTAGAGCATCTGGAGCGTTATGCAAAACAGCATGCTAAAGATATTGCAGGAGGAGATCATCACGATCCCTCAGCATTAGAAATGTATTGTGATGAGAATCCTGAAACAGACGAATGTAGAATTTACGAGGACTGATGGAAGGAGGAACACTATTTGATCCTGGTTTTTTAGGAACACAATTTATTTGGTGGATCGGTCAAGTTGCCGACGATTCTGAATGGAGAAATAATTCACTGTCTGGAAAATTTGAAGATCCAAATAGTATCCCTGGATGGGGCAGGCGATATAAAGTTCGCATCATGGGTCTCCATGATAAGGAAGAGGAGTCTATTCCTTCAGATCAGTTGCCTTGGGCGAATGTCATGTATCCCATCACTGCTGGTGGTGGACAAGCAAATGCAAGTACAACTTCTGCATTACGTCAGGGTAATTTTGTCTTTGGATTCTTCATGGACGGACAAGACCAACAGGTCCCCGTCATCATGGGAATCATGGGGCAAAATGCTCAGACTCCGATGTCAACGAAGATTGGCAATACAGGATCTAATTTTGCTGCTACCAGTGGATATGCTGAAGGAAAAACACCTCCGGTAGGAAGTGCCAAACCAATAGCTCCTGATGAAGGTTTAGTTACAAAGAAACCAACAAATTCTGCATTAGGAAAAGCACTTGCACCAGCACCTCCTGGAGTCAAACTTAATAAATTTGGACTGAGACCAGATCAACCTCTTAGTGCAATTCCAGATGGTTTACAAATCGCAAACGCTGCAAGAGAGCAGGCAAGAAACGAAGGTAAGTCAGTTCAGGAAGTAGAAGATGCCGCAATGCAAGCGGTAGCAGGTCATGTTAAAAAATTAAGAACACAACAAGAATCTCCATCAACACCAAGTCAAGGTAATCCAACAAAGGAAAACCCTGATGCGATGCATCAACTCTCTTCTGCTGATGTAAAACGTGAGACTAAGATCAGAGAATGTAATGTTATAATGAAACCTGATCCTGATCAGTTTGTTCAGTCAGCAATATCATCAATTCAAACAATCATTACTAAATTGACAGAGAGATTAAATTCATATCTTGCTGCAATATCAAGTTATATTGATGCAGTATCAAGCACAATTTCAAGTATACAGAAATTAATCTCTGATGCTGCATGTGAGATTGCAAAGTATATGAAGATAATCTTTGATAAGATTATGGAGTACGTCATGAAACAATTGAATAAGGCAATGACAAATGCCGTAGCAGCATTACCTATTCATATGCGAACAATGTTTGCAGACTTAAAAGAGCAAATTGGAGAATTAATTTTATGTTTATATGGAAAACTTACTGCAGATATTTGCGGCCAAATTGAGGGTCTGCTATCTGATGCCTTAGATATGGATAATGTTGAAGCAAAGGCAAGAAGAAATTATGAGAACAATGATGTAGATAATTTAAAAAGAAAACCAATGGTTCCAACATGTTATGCTGAAGATGTTATTGGAAGTATTTTATATTCAAATCAAACACAAATTGATGATGCCAACAGAAATATTTTAGACAATGTAAATGAATTTGTTAAAGATATGCAAAGTGAACTCGCAGGTGTGAGTGGATCTATATCTGATATTTTGAGTCAAATTACTGATGTTGCTGGTAGTATCAGTGGGGCTCTCTCTTTTACAAATATCAGTCTTAATATTTTTGGTTGTGAACTAAAACCAAATGTAGCAGTATCTGATAAGTATTGTATGGCACATGGTGGATCTGCACAACCAGATACTAATTTCCCAAGTATCAAATCTATTGAAAACTCAGTGTCTAATGGAATTGATAAAGTTCTTCCACCGCCACCAGAGTCATTTGCACCACCTCCTGCAGGAACTGCTGATATTGATCTTGACACTCCTATATCACAACAGGAGAGAAATGCAGTGCGGCAGGGCAATATTGTTGACGAACAAGGGAATAATATTGGTACGATTACCTCCAGGGGTAGCACATAAATATACAATATGAAGGCAAAGTATAACCGATAATGTCGTTCAATCTCTTCGGACCAGCAGACAAATGTGATATTAAGGTTGGATATATTTCAACCACAAGAGGTTATGTGGATAATGTCAGTAGACATGATGCTAATAAGTATGCAAAATTAAATCCAGGAACTCAATTTATTCTTAGAAGAAGGGATAAAATTCAGTTCATGAATATCAATGGGGTTAATAATCTAGAACCAAAGGATCTTCTTCCAGAAAATTCTTCTAGTGGTGGTAAAGGATGTTCTGGTATTACTGGACTTGATATTTACGATGATGATGGTGGAATAAGATCGGATGCTTTTAATAATGTAGATCCACATGTTATTTTTTCCGGTGGTAATGGTATTGGAGCGAAAGCTAATCCTATATTTGGAATTGATGGCAGTCTCCTTGCAGTAGATTTAATTGATGGTGGATGGGGATATGCATATGCACCAGTCACAGAAGTAATAGATGAGTATGGTATTGGTGCGGGAGCAGTGGTCCGAGCTATTATGGTTGGAGACCCTGCATATTCTAAATGTAAATTTATTGAGACCGTTCAAACTTTTGAAAATGAAGAAGATTTTGAGGAATATGATTTAAAGACTTGTGGTCCATCAGAAATAATAACGTTTGGTAAAACATATGATGCAAATGGAGATGAGGTTGGTATATGGGATCCAACCACCTATGCAACTCTTACGTCAAATCCTGCACAGATTGAGCAAAGAAGATACCAAAACTTCTTAGAGTCTTTAAGAGGTGGAACAAGAATAAATCGTCAGAGTAATATTATTCGTAACTGGTGGACGACGCAGAAAGAAAAACCATTAAGAGTTACTGCTCTCAATAAAAAGTCTAGAATTATTCATAAGGTAACTCATCCGGCATGGAGCGAGTTTATGAATAAATATGCTGTCTCTCCAGTTCCGCCATCAAATGTTATTGGTAGTGACTTTGCTGGTATAGAACATACACTAGAATGGGAAGAAAACTTCCCATTCGATGGTGATTATATTTTTAGATATGCTGCGGACAATGTTGCTGATATTTACTTAGATAATGTATTAGTCGGTAGAACAAAAAGATTTAAAGATTCTCCAGATAAGTTAAAGAAATTTGTCACTACTGGAGTTCATAGAATTAGAGTTGACTTAGAGAACATTCCTATTTTCAAAACAATAACAAAACAAAAAGATGAGATAAAATATATTAACACTGAGTTTGAAGTTTACGGACAAGGATCTCAGAAACATCGTGCAATAAAATTTAGTTTTACATCTGAGGGAGGAGAACATTCTTTTGTTTTAGATAATGTCCAAAACAGTAGTAAGTCATATAAAAAAGATATAAGAGTTCTTAGGAATACAAATTATAAAGTAGTTGCTGTTGCAGATTCTGCTAAAGAAGAACCACAGATCGGACAAAGAGAATTTAAAATTCAATATGGTGAATCTTCACCAACATCAGGAAAAAGAGTTGTCAATAAAGGAAGAGCGATAGAATTTGATGATAGAGCTACTAATGGATTTGATGTTAATGCAACTTTAAAAATTGAGTCTAGTTCTCCTGGACTTTCTGCAAAGTTCTCTGATGATGGTACAAAATTAATTGTAAAAGGTCAAAACAAGGGCGATGTTACTATTAGATTGAATTGGAATGATAACCCTCAAACTTCTGGAATTGCTGTAGGGTCAGTTACTATTGGAGATGCAACGTGGACTCAAAGTGGAGAAAGAGGTAGTATAGAAAAAACTATAAACATTAATAAAATCTCAAACACTAAATCAAATTCTGGTGTTGTAGAACAAGGCACTATGCAAAGCTTTGGTGTTAGAGATAAAGAGAGAGGTAATAAACCAAGTAAAATTATTTTTGCTGATTATGTTGGATCGGTTAATGATAATGATGATATGCAGGTTAGAGTTAATAGAGGAACTTTCACTGCATCAAATAAAAAAGTTATACAAAGTGTTGGTCCACAAGGAAATCAAAAAAGAAGTAGTTTTGATCTAGATTTTAGAGTAGATGTTAAATCAGAATCAGGAAGATCAAGTTCTTCAAATTCTGGTTATGAAATGGAAGAAATTTTTAATACTAAGAAATTTATCAATGATGCAGATAGAAAACTTTGGAGAATAAATCCTGAAGCAGGTAGAGATGGTGATTTCCTATCTCGCTTTGGAGTTCTTCCATTCAATCCTCAAAGTGAGAAAGCAACAACAGATGATTTTAGTGGAACTCATATCATCAGATGGGAGTACGTAGACTTTCCTATTACTGGAAATTATAACTTTGAGATTATGGTTGATGACTCTGCAGAAATTTATATTGGTAACCGTTCTGGAGATGGTAAAGCAGGTATTGGTAATGGTCTTGATGATATTAACAACGGTGGTGATGAAGTAATTATTAAAAAACAAGGATTTAATAGAGGTAGAAGCACTGGTAAAAGTTTTGAAACAAGATTTTTTAAAGCAGGAAAATATAGAATTCGTGTAGAATTAAAACAGATTAAAGGTAAACCTCTTGCTGAAGGTAATCCCATGGCATTTGCTATGAGTATAAAAACCACATTCAAAGAAAAGAAAATTGTATCTGCAAAGTCTTGGAATCAAAATCCAATGGGTGTTGCATTATCAATTAATGCTCCTCTACCGCCTATACCACAAGATCCAAAACCACAACAAGAAGGAAGATGTCCTAATAATCCATATTGGACAACTAGATTCCCTGGATCTAAAGAAAAATGGTTCCCTGTAACACACCCTACTTGGAGTGGATTTACTAATCGGTATGCAATGTCACCTATATTACCTTTAAGTACACCAAACTCAGATCGTGGCGGGGAGTTATTTAGAACTTCTTGGATTATTGATGCACCATATGATGGTTTCTATGGAATGAAAGGTACAGTTGATGATGGTGGAAGAATTCTTGTTGATGATAGAGTAATTTTAGAAGGTGGAATGAGTTTTAATGGAAAAACTTTAGAGGGATTCAGATCAAATTTTCCTAAAACAGTTAAGTTTCCATTACAAGAAGGAAAACATACGATTACCGTTGAGGTTATTAATCGAGAAACTGATACCTTTACCAGGGTTAAGAAAAAAATCTTTGATACAAGCGATTGGTTGGTTAAGCCAACACCTCCTCCTCCTGAAGTTGCATTGTGCGAAGCTACAATCATTTACAAGGGTCTAAATCCTAGAAATAAAAAAATAAAAGTTTCTAGTGATAAAAAAAGAATAGATTTTTCTGATGATGACGGTAAATTTAATGACTCAAGTTTTACAATAAAATCTGGTGATGCTGTGTTTTCTAATGATGGCAAAAAGTTGATTGGAAAAAAAGCAACACTTGAATTCAAATATGATGATAATCCATTTACT